GAAGATACCAGCGTCATATGGACTTGAACCCTTATAGCCTACCATGTAGAACTGACTAGCAGCACCAAGGTTGCCTGTATATGGGTCTATGTAAACACGATAACGACCGTTCAGAACACCAGCAAAGGTATTGCCTGTGTCGTCGACGTTAAGGCTTGTGCTCAGTGCAGGAGCATAGTCAAGAACACCAGACATGGCCAAAGCACTGGCAACGTCAGCTGAACAGACAATGATGTTACCTTTGCCGCGACGTGTGTCTTGGGCAATATGGTTGGCATCACGCTCGATGTTGAACAACAGGCCCTTGAAACGCTCGACCGACCAACGACCGTTGGAATCGACATCAAGGTCAAAAGTACCAGGAGCTGCTGTAGCTGGGCTACCAACTTTAGCAACTTTATAGATCAAGCGAACGATTTCGCGGTTGATCTCAAACATGAACTCTTGGCTGAGGATATTGCTAAGCTCAGCTTCGGCATCAAGACCATGAATGGCTTTCAGGTCCTGAGCAAGTTCAACTGTGTATTCTGCTTTAAGAGCACGACTCTTGGCAGTAACAGTTGTCTTGTCGATTGCGAAAGACATTTCATTGTAGTCTTGAGCAGCTTCCATGTTGGCTGTACTGTTAGCTGTACCAGTAGTATAGCTGCCAGTTGCCAGGATGTTGCTAATTGTACCACTATGTGTACCTGTACCACTGAAGTCAGTATCAGCTTCGTTGTACAATGCTTCGTATGCGCCACGATCTGTATCATTACGTGTTGCACCATACATGGCACGCATTGCAAAGATAAGACCAGTTGGGCCTGTCATGGGCTGAACACCGCAAATGTCATAGGCCATGAGGTTAGGCATAGCGCGGCGAACCAAACCAATCAGGATTGGGTCATAGGTTGCAATAGAACCAGGACCATTGTTGCCCTGAATGGCGTTGGCAGGTGTTTCCTGCAACAATGAACTGCGCTCTTCACGCAAAGATTTTTCTTGGTTCTCAAGCAGAACAGCTGTTACTTGACGCTTGTAGCTGTCTTCGATTTTTGGAAGCTCTGGATGTTCCAGAATTGCTCCCCACTTCTGTTGTAATTGTTCGGACAAAAACATTAAGGTCTCCTAATAGGACTTAAACTTACTTCTTTTTAATGGTTCTTGAGAGAGCCTGAGCATACTGATTTACTATACTGTCATCCATTGCAGCAGGAGCAGCATGAGCTACATCTTCTACCAGTGGTTGTGCAGTGCTAGTAACTGTTTCATTAACAGAGGGCTTGGAAATGAAATTCTCTACAATTACCGAAACTTTTTCTCTGTACAATTGCTCATCTTCGAACTGAACACCTTCTAGCAACTTGGCTAATCTGGATGCATCAGTTGCAGCAAGATCTTTACTCATCTCTTCTATTACAGCCAGGCGTTTCATCTCAACAACCTGTTGTTTGAGCTGGACATTCTCACTCATGATATCATCCATTTGGGACGTGAGTTCGACTGTCTGTGCTTCGAGTTCACCTATTACATCATATTTTTCTTCAGGCACTTCAATGTAATGTTCTTTGAATAGCACCTGGAGACCTTGGATAAAGTCCTCGGCAATCTCGGTACGGAGACCAGATTCGATTGCAACCTCGTTTTCCTTCATCCAGTTTTCTACCACATAGTTGAGGTAGGAATCTACTTTTTCCACGATTTGTTTCTGGAACTCTGCTACATCTTCGGCGAATTTTTCGTCTAATGCAGCATTGATCTTTTCCATTTCGTGGTTAACACGAGCAACAACAGCAGCTTCAAAAATGCTGGTTGCTTTTTCTTTGAAATCTTCGCTAAGGTCAGCACCAAAGATCGGACTAAGGTCAATGGGCTCGACTACAGTCTCTGCAGGAGCTTCGGCTGACACTTCGTCTTCGGTAACTTCTTCGATGACTGTTTCTTCGGCATTGGTTTCGTCGGCTTCTTTATGGACGTTACCTTTGCTGTTAGCCTGGTTAACAACTGTTCTAGGATCTGCTACAGTTGTGAAATTTGGAGCAGCGCCAGCACCACTGTTAGATGGCACAGGTGATTTGCTGACCGGAGCAGCTGCTTTGGCGCCCTGGTTAGGATCTTTTTCGTCTCGGCTTTCAAAGCTGGCATCTTCGCTTGAACCCTGTTTGGGGTTAGAAGCATCACCAGGCAGCTTGGCACTAAGAGTGCTATCCTTTTTAACAGAACCTGCACCCATTTGCTCAGCCTCGTCAAGTTTGCGAGCCTCTAGACGCTCCAGCAATTGTTTAATTTTACTATCTACCGACATTTAGAGTCTCCT